TACCGTCTGCTTAATCTGCGCTGCCTTCTTTGCGCCATATTGCTCCAGCGCCCCATCAATGGTAATCGCCTTTGGCCCTATTGAAGTATTCATTGGAGCCTGTTCTACTGCTGCTATCAACGCCGAGTCAGGGGGTAAGATGAAATCAAAGCTGGTGGCCTTGCTGAATAGGTTAGTTGTGAACGCGCCTTCTGATTTACTTAAATCAAACGCACCCATCTTTATCTGCTGAGATAGTGGCGTGTATGCCTGATAGTAGAGTCTATCAATATCCTCCAGTAGCACAGAAAGGCGGTTACGTTGGAATATGGTTTGCTCTTGCGATAGTCGCGCGTTTATATCCCTGCGTAGCCTAGAGAGTGCGCGTACCGCTTTCTTTGATTCACCTCCCGCATAACGCTGTAAAAATACAGCGTGGCGGGTGGAGGTATCACTTAGGAATTGTGTGGTTGACATAACTGGATATTATCGCACTCATTAATTCATTGTTTGTTTTTGGCCCACAATCCGGCAGACAATTAAAAGTGTGGTTTTCTATTAAAAACTCAGCGGCGCACGCAACCTCACCATACAAGCCGTTGTTTTTCAAAATACCAATAGCCCTAACAGTCAGACCATCAATCCATTCAACTTTGCTAGATTTATGCGCCCAAGCGTGAATTTCAATATATTTCAGGATATCGATTCCATGCCCCAGTCCAGAAAGAGGGTTCCTGTTTAAGATATTTATAAGCTGGGAGTGACCCCCAATTCCGTTATCTTTTAGCGCTGATATAGCTTCTTCCGACAAGTCAGCCACCCACTCCCCGACTGCGATATCTCTCTCCCGCTTCTTCCTTCCAACAACTACTGCAACTTGTCTAATCCTTGCTGGTGACAAGGAAAACTTATCAGCTATAACTTTATTTGTTAGCTGCCCAGTATTAGAGTGAAAAAATATCTCAATATCTCTATCTGAAATATTAAGCGGCTTCAATTCTTTGTATAGAACCCTAAAACTCTCCATAATCTAACCCTCGATTAATAACCCATTAAAAATAATGCGGAAGCCTGTGGGTCTACAGGTTTTCGGGTAGCTCTCCCTATCCGCATCATGATTATACACTAAAAGCCCGTAATGTCTTCAGATTCACCCTCAATCTCATCATCTGTACGCCCTGCTGCAATCAACCCACCTTTACGCAGGTTGGTACGCAGATCAGTATCAGCAATCACCCCCCTATCCATGAGCTGGATCTGAGCCATAATCGACTGAGGATTAAGAGTGGCATCGTAGAACTCGCGGTTGATAATGTAGGTGATCTCTTCCGTTGATCCCATGAACTCACCCGCCCACACCATACACTGAATCATAGCGGATTCAACATTACCAACAACGAGGCCGAGCAGTGAGTTTTGACCACTAAAGCGAATACGTGCCGCCTCTGCCGTCTCAACGCCTTTGTTATCCATGATTAACCTTGCGCCAAGCATAACCATCTGAGCTTCCTTCATCACCATACCGCGTTCTGGCATTTGGTTAGGGTTAGCCTGAATCAATCCAGCGTTCCCACCTTCGGGCAGTAGCAGCATTTGACGACTACCAATAACAACTCCACCTTTCAACACCTCGTCAACCCATGATTGAGATAACCCGGTCACGAATGGCGTTGGTTGCCCGACCATGAAGGATGAATCCTCATAATCTGCACTGTTGCGGTAGTGCGAAATATTCACCTCTGCAATATCAATCAGTGGTGCTTTATCTACTGTTTCATCGTTATTCTGTGCGCCGACAAAGGTGAAGGGAATCGTATCCCAGCGCCCACCCGTAGCATTGCGCGGCTCTAGCTCTTCGGTTACAGGCTCACCCTCTTTGTTGTAGGTTTGAACCGTGTAGTAGCCATCAGTGAGGCGCAATACGCGGTATTGATCCTCTACCTGCGAACTAAAGCCATCCCCCCCAACAATCTCAGCCTGTTCTAGCAGCACAACCAAGGATAGCCTCTTAATGCCGCCAACCATAATGGTGCGCCAGTTAAGAATGCTTGATGCTTTGTAGGGGAGAATATTAGCCCGCATGTTAAGCGCATTCTCGTCAGCCCTTGTTACCCCTTCCATAGACATTGGATAGTCCACCAGAAGCCCGTAACGCCCCGCCTCTATCGTTTCACCGATAACATCTCTGGTTAATTGATCCAGAGACAACCCCGCGCCATTAGCATCTTCAATGAGGTATTCGATACCTTGTGGAATATCAGTATCGGTGTCCTTTCGGAAAACGAGGCCCAGCAAACCTGTTTTAGTGTGACCTGTGAAGTTGACAAAGTTGGCCCTCTCCTTGTACGTTTTATACCGCTCAACATTCGCTGCGCTGGTATCGTCTGGGTTAGGCTGTGGTAGGTAGGTTTTCCCTCTGCTCTTTACCGCTCTTGCTCCGTCCACACAATCCCCCACAAGCATCCAATTAGGGAGGGCGTTTATGTAGTCTGCGTTTTGGTCACTTACTGGCATCTATCTATCTCGCAAAGGTTAGGCTTAATTTAGCAGCGGGTTTATCAATCGGCATCTCAAAGGCTATTGGATAGGTAGCTGCGTCAGGAAGGTGGTCAATGTTGCTTTTCTTGTCCGGTTCCCCATTGCTATCGTACGCCAACTGCTCCAAACACTTCGCAGTTTCATGGCATTTCCGCTGGTTAATCATAACACGTTTATCTTGGAACGCTTTATTAGACGACAAAACCCTATCTTTTACAAACGGGTTTGACCGATTAGCATAAACTGCAAAGCCCGCATTCTCAAGCAGGGCAATGTCTGAGGTTGAAGCATCAACGCTCTTCCTGTTCTTGCCTGAAGCATCAGGGTAGACCCTTATTGAGTGAACAGGCCATTTCTGTTTGATCGTGTGGACCATTGCTGGAGTATCGAAAATACCAGATAGCTCACTGACCATATGCCAAACATCGCCGCGCACAACGTATATACAAGCAGACATATTGCCAACATTGAAATCCATGCCAATACGCAGTAGATCTCCATCACGTATCTCCTCATCACTATCATTCTCTAACCTATCGTATCCATAGTAAACCGTCCCACTCGTTAGATTGACAAATTGCCCATGGAGATAAGCATCAATCAGCTCTTGTGGGTATGTCTCAACCAGTGAATCGATATAATCGGCAGGTAGATTATCCTCGTTATCATACGTTGATGCTTGCACCATCCCATAAGAAGCCCCGCCCAACTCTTTAAAACGCCTGTAAACAAACTTAAAACCCTCTGGCGTAGTGGTTACATCAATCTTATTTGGTGCGTCTTGGTACCGCATACGCGCGATAATCTTATTCCATGCGTTTTCCGCTTTAGCTGTCGGCATAACGTCCATCTCATCGACAAGCGCATGACCAATCTTAAACCCGATGATTGTTTCAGGGCGCTCCATAGAGCGACAGATCGTAGTCCCCCTATATCTGCGCCCCTCATAGAAGCTAACTTCTTTATCCCCGCTCTTGATTTCTACCCGAAACCCCATCCAATACGCAACCTCCTCGATGGTCGGGTAGAAAATATCTCGAATCTGTGGATAGGTGGGGGCAAAGTACCCCTGATTCACCTTAGGGTGCTCCCAATAATCTATGCATTGCGCTATTGACCCAATTACAGTCTTCCCAGAGCCATAGCCAGCAACAAACGCGCTGTATTTTGTATCTAAAGCAAGGAATTTACTCTGTGGTACATTAACGCTTACGGGCATCAACTACCTCAATCTGTACCTTCTGAGGTGTGGTTTCATCCTCGACAGAAACCTCCTTATCAGTCTGCCCCAACCAGTTCTTACCCAGCCACACCAGCATTGTGGTGTTGCCCTCCATAGCCTCTGAATACTGTCGCCTACGCAGACTCATCTTGCCGCTTGCGCTCTTTTGTTTGAAGTAGTCCGGAAAAGATAGTTTCTTTTCACGCTTGCATGCCGCCTCCAGAGTGTCGTAGCTGATTTCAAGAATTGCTGCTTGCTCTTCACCTGTACAATGGATAGCGCACATTTGATCGACCTGCTTCCAATTTATCGCTATCAGCGGCCTACCTGTTTTCTTTTTTGGTGCTGCTTTCTTCACTGGCATTATGCGACTTCCTGAATGTTCTCTACAACCTGAATGTTATCATACAAAACACCAGTATCTTCGTGTACCGCCTGTTTTCCTGTGAACTCTTGCCATCGTTTTATGATAACGTCATTGTATTTGGGGTCTAGTTCCATGAGGTAGGCGTTGCGGTTGGTTTTCTCGCAAGCAATAAGGGTGGAGCCGGAGCCGCCGAATAGATCAAGGATAGCTGCGCCCTGTCTTGTCGTCTTATCTAAAGCCTCTGTTGCTAGTTCCACTGGCTTTTGTGTTGGGTGAACGTAACTTCCTGCGAAGTCTTTTGATATCTTCCATACGCTACCGATCCGCTTTCCGCACAATTCCGCCCCCCGGTGCCACACTAAAGCCACCTCGTAATCACTTGAGAAGGTCTTTTTTAGATCGCCAATACCACCGCCGGGCTTATGCCAAACAATCATATTTGATGGATACCCGAATGCGGATAACGCCTCCACCCATAAATTCTGAATCTTCCAGCTCGTCCATACAAACATCCACCCACTAGACACAGCCTCCAATACTGGCGCTATATCTAGGA